GCACCATCAGCAGTCACAGTACCCGTAACGTTAATGCCTGATGAGGTAAGCGATGTAACCGTCAACGCGCTTACTGTGTTGCCAGTCAGCGCAGCGTTTAGGGTTGTGTCTGAGACGTTGTTGAGATCCGCTCGCGCCATCTCGAATCCACCCGCTGTGGAGCCGTCCGATACGACTATCGAATCGTTGGTCGTGTTGACAACGATCTCGCCCTCTGCACCTGTGAATGCGGCTACCTGTGAACTGGTGCCACGTCTGATCTGTAATTGTGTAGCCATTTCAGCCCTCTAAATTTCTAAGTTGCTCTAATGCCCAAGCGAATTGAGGATCATCAGGCGCATAGGTTTTTATGTCTATTATCGCTTCTTCACCATCAATTTGCTTGTAATGCAAAAATATGCCGGATTCGTTCTCATAACCGTCGAATAGCGTCATCATGTCACCTTATAAATCTTCCAGTTGAGGGTTAAATCGCTCGGCGACCCCCATCCAGAAATGCGCCTACCAACCATCTCAATTTTTAATGTGAAGCCTTGCGTACCTTGGAATTTAGTTAAAGGTAGAATCGTTGCCACCGGCCCGAGCATCGCTGTGCTTTCAGAGCCGACAAAGGTGGAAAAGCTCCCACTCATTTCGACGTTGCATAATAAGGTTGAGTTTGACCCGCCCCATGCTGCAAACCCAGCGGGGTACACTCCCTCTATATAGATAGTTTCTAGGGTGGTTATGTCATTATTAAACAGGCCGCTTCTGTCAGATAGCGTTTGGCTTCCAGTAGCCACAATCAAGTCACGGCTTACAACCACGCCGTTAAATTCTGCGCTGCCGTCTTTGTTAATTATCCAGCCAGCAGACCCAGCGGAATAGTTGCTAGATTGAATTACGCTGCCGATCTTGGCGTTTGTGATTATGCCATCACTGATCTGCGCTGAGTTAGTAACTACATTCGACGCGGCTAATTTACCTGCCGTAATCGCATTCGATTGTATGTTCTGTGACTGAATAAACTCAAAGCTACCAATCGCAGCGACTACCGCAGCCGTGGTGATGGATGAACTCTGAATCGCACCAATGACAGCAGAGTCGGCGAATATCTGGGACGTATCCAGTTGGGTTGACGTTATCGTGTTCGCCGCTATCTCTGATGCCGTCACCGCGTTAGCTGCGATGGCATTTGCAGTCACGGAGTCCGCTGCTAGTTTGACTGCACTGATAGAGCCGCTGGCAATCTTATCCGCGACCACGGCTCCGGCCTGAATGGATGCTGTTGAGATTTGACCCGCATTGATGTTCGTCGCTTGAACCTGACCAAAGACCTGCGTGGCGAGGTTCACTTGGTCATCAAGGTCTGCCGCTGAAATCGCCTTTGTCCACGCCGTCCCACTGTACCTGTAGAGCTTGTTGTCGGTGGTCAACATAACCACTCGCCCAGTGGTCAGGTTGCTAGTCGGTAAAGCTCCCACCCTCTCGATTGGTCGAACCGTGTCGCCAAATAGGTTCTCGCCCAATGTGCCAGACAGGTCGGTCGTGTTCACTAAGGTCGTAAACTCAGGCACCGATGAGTTGTAGCGGTAGAGCTTCTTATCACTCGTCAAAAAGACAATGCTCGGCCCTGTGTACCCAGTGGGAGAGGGCAGGCTTGTTACCGCAGAGATTGGCTCCACACCACTAGCAAACGAGGCGGCAGTGATAGAACCCGGGTCAACAGATGACGCTGTAAACAGGTCTGTAGTCCACGCAGAGCCGTTCCAAACGTGCAGGGTGCTTGTGGTAGTCAGGAACTTAATCTGCCCCACATGCGCCCCTGTAACGCCTGAGAGCGTACTAACAGGCTCAATACCAAACGCATCACCTGCGGAGAACTGGTCTAGCACTGATTGAGCTAGGTCATCGAGCACCACCTTCTGAGTTGTAGCACTGAAAGACGCACTAAAACCAGAGAGGTTGCCAGAGCGGTCAGCACTTCTCAGAAAGTAGTAGCGAGTGACGTTATTGCCCAGCCCTGTCACTGTATGCTGATCCGACTTGGTGCGAACAATCAGACTTGAAGTGGCAAGGTTGTCAACCGTATTCTCAAAGATCTCAATGTAGGCCAAGTCAGAATCGGACGGCAGTTCGTAGTCGAGTTTTATCTGCTGGATGCCACCAGTCGCCACAATGCTGCCGGGGATAGCTGGCGCAGTCTGGTCGCCCTGCAAAACAATCGACGCAGTGATGAAGCCAGACGTTCTGCCGGTTACTGTGACCGCCCTCACCCTAAAGGTATGCTCTTCTAGCTCTTTCTGGCCTGCGATTGTCGTGCTGGTTCCGTATACCAGAACAGATGAGAACTCAGCACCCGGATCAGTGACCGCCTCATTCACCCCACCATAGTTCAGTTCGAGAGTAGTAGCGTCTGCGACGGAGCCGTAATCAATGGTCGCGGTATACGAGTCTGTGACCTGCCCATAGTCAATCTGACTGGCAGATGTTCGCTTGAACTCCACCTCGTAGGCGTTGACATATGTATTCGCTACAGGCGCAGTCCACGACACACGGACAGCAGGAAGAACAGCGCCATCATTACCTAGAACCGTTGTCTCTGTGAGCGTGAGATTACTGGGTGCTTCCTGCGCTGGGGTATCGTCAACGATGTCTGAATAGTCAGGATTGTTAGGCCCAACGGTCTGAACGATGTTTGACGTGTCTGAGTCTGGGTTCCGGTCTGATACCACAAAGGGTCTGCTGCTGTTCTTATCGCCTGCGTAAGCTAACGCCCTCACCCAATAGTAACGAGTGTTACCGACCGCAACAGGGTCTATCGGGTTCGCACCATCGTGGAAAAACTGAGTGCCTCTGGTCTCACCGATTAGCTGTGCATTCGACCAAGACGAGTCTGCCGATGCGTAGATAGCTATAATCTCAAACAGCTTGGGGTTGCTGGGATTCGTCCAGTTCAACTCAATGTGCTTGAGTCCAGCCGTCGCCGATAAGTTCTGTGGGTCAGGTACGCCACGGAATCCTTGAGTGATGACGCCCGATGCCGAGATGGTGCTGTACTCACCCGCAGTGGGGTCTGCATACGAACCAGAGTCATCCTCCAAGAGAGTGAGGTTTACCACACCGTCTTGAGTGTCTGAGAATGACCAACCAGCACAACGGAATACCTTGTTGCTATAGTTCAGTTCCTCGATGGTGACTTGAACCCTATCTCCAACGTCCACACGAAGCCCTGTAAGGTTAGCCGGGAAGGTGATGACCTTCTGCTGGTCTGATAGCTGAATCTGCTTGTGAACGATTCTCTGGGCCATGAAACTACTGTTCGTGAACGGTAGCTGTATGTCCCTAGTTAAAACCTCTCCATTATCTCGGTTAACTGCCGTTGTAAGCTGTACCTCTGGAGCCTCGACGCTTTTGTGTCTTTGGGAGGGGTCAATAAATATCGGGCGCACTGTGTTAAAACGGTCACCGCGCTCCACCGATGTCTTAACCGTGACTGCTCCTGCAAGGTCGTCTTCATCAAGGCTCTCTGTGGGGGCTTCATAGATTCCCGCCCGAATCGTGTATATACCATTCGAATATACTAAGCTGCCGTTCATCGCAGACAGCAGCTTGTTGATATTCGTTCTATGTGCGTCACCAGCGAACAGCACACCGTTGGCGGTGAATCGCTTCTCTGTTCCGCTGTTAGGAACAGTGACTGTCACGTCACAAGCGTCTGCCGCCGTCACCACTGCCGCCCAATCAATCTTGCTTGCGGGGATGCTCAACCCGAATCTGGTGTCTGTTAGATAGTTGGCGACACATAGAGCGGGGTTATCAGTCCATTGTTGATAGACCCCCAAGGTAGGGTTGTCGCCTGCCGTATTCCCCGCTGCAACGTCCAAGCGCGGGTCATAGATGTCCTTTTTACCCTTAACCAGCGCCTTGATGTTGTTTGGCTTAAGTCTGTCCCACACCTCTTGGGATGAGTCGGTCAGCTTCCATTGCGTGACCACATAAGAGATACCCCTCGCCCTATGGGATGACGTCCAGTCGTTAAACGTGGGAGTGAGTAGTGAGCTAGATGTTTGAGTGCTTGAACCGTTCTTGCGCTCAATCAGGCAGATATATTCTGAGGGCGCTTCTGATGTAGGCCCAAACTCTCCCGCTGTTACCTGTGCCGATTGATTAATCTGTGCATCGGTTATCACCTCATTGTCGAAGTGAATATCCGTGATGTCATCGACCTCATGCCCAGTCAGGGCGATGGCGTGATAGAGAGTATTGTTATCTGTGCCTGCAACACCGACGAAGAATATCGGGCCAGAGACTAGCGCCTCACCATAGACGACCTTCTGTGGCTCAATCGTTCCTCGGACGGTCTGCTGTCGTGACCGATCTGTGTCTACCTGAGGTATGGAGATGTCGGGCATCAAGCCCTTCATTGCTGCATTTAACGCAACACCCGCCGCTACAACAGTTGCGGCACCGAGAGCTACCAAAGCTGCACTAGAGGAGGCTATTGCAAGAGCAGTACCCGTCGCGCCTGCCGCACCAACTGCAGTGGCTACCGCTGCGCCAATTATTTTTAATCCTGCAACAACCTGTGGCATTTAGACGCTCCATCCGGCTAGTAAATAGCGGTCTGGTATCCGCACCATCCCCTTTCCCGTCAAGCACACAATCTTATCTGACAGCTTGATTCCGCAAACCTGACCGGCTATAGGGATATCTACCACACAAGGATCACCGTCTTTCAATTCAGAACTCGCCTTGCCTAACACGCTGGCAATGAAGTCCACCAACTCTCCCTTCCGTCCGACGATAAGCTCAGCCTCCGCCTCACTGGCGTACTCAAACTGCGAGGAATAATCCCTGCCGGTCAGTTCTTTAACCACAAAGGCAGTAA